GATACCGACACCAGCACCATCCAATGTCTGCCCGATCTTGCCCAGGCGCGTTGTGGGCTGCTGCGCTCCGATGCCGGCCATCTGAACGCCGTACTTTGCATTTTCAGCAAACATTCCAGCGTTCGATTTTGCAAAGGACGCACCACCAACCGCCCGTTGGATCAGACTTGTTGGGGTCAGTGCTCCCAGCAGGTTTCGGACGGTGATGCCGCCGAATGTTCCGCCGGGGGCACCGCTCGGTTTTCCGCCGATCGCAATGTTCCCGATGGTGTTCAGCAGCGTGGATCCTGTGCTATAGGCCGTCGGCGCAAAGCTCATGGCTCCGAACGCCGCAACTATGGCAGCAATGGCCCCTGCCACTTCCGGTCCGTGCTCTGCGGTGTAGTCGATGCCCTTCTGGATCCACGGCAACGCTGCCTGTGCCGCATTGCCAATTCCAAGCAACGCAGAGTGCAGCATCGGCAGAATGCCGTTGACGATGTTGGACAGATCCGGCAGGCTCTCGGTGATACCGTTTGCTATGTCTATCCACATAGCCGTCAGTTCTTTCTTCGCCGGAAGGAACTGATTGCCCACATTGATAAGCAGGCGGTCTGTCGCGTTGCTTGCCATCTGACTTACCGCTTCGCTGGTGTCCAGACGAACAAGCAATTCTTTCTCCATACTGCCGCTGTATGCGCTGGTATCACCGGCCATAAGCAAGGCATTCTGGAATGCGGGCAAGTTACCCACAATTTTTGAAACGCCCTCAATGGCCCACTGTCCAAACAGCGTTTTGATGGTCGCAGTCTGCTGGTACTTGTCCTGTTTCGAGATTGCCTCAAAGACTTTGTACAGAGTGCTTGCTGCACCATCTTCTCCGTTCGGCCCGGTGGACTGCATATCCTTTGCAATCTGCACAGGATCAAAGCCGAGTCTGTTCCATGCGCCCACCTGCGCATCCGTCGCACTGTTGCCCAGGGTGATGTTTGTAAACACACGGTTCAGACTTGTTCCGGCCTTTCCCTCATTAACGCCCATAGCCAGCATGGTGGCTGCCAGTGCAGAGGTCGTGTGCAGGTCAACGCCAGCTGTCTGGCCAACACCGCCGGACGTATTCACCACGCTGGCGATTTCCGCCGCCGTGGTAGCCATGTGTCCGCCCAGGTAGTTGATGGAATCTGCAATGTCGATAATCTGGTTATGGGTCTTACCAAAAGCGGTTTCCCACTTTGCCATATAATCGGCCGCAGACTTCGCATCAATATCCCACGCAGCAGCCAGCCGGGCCGTATCGTACAGGTAGCTTTTTTCGCCGGTCTGCTGGTTATCCAGAAAGATTTGCTCATAGCTCTTACCGGACTGTCCCAGCGATGCGGCGATCTGCGCCATCTCGTCCCGTTTGATTGGGACCTGCGTGGTCATCTTGAGGATTGCGTCCTCCATGGTGGCACGCTTTTCCGGGTCAATGCTGCCGTCATCGTTCATGATGCCGCCAACATACTTGACTGCATCTGCCGCCTGGGCTTGGTATTCCTCTGCCATGGAGGTTGTCTTTTTAATCATGACAGCGGACGCAGTTGTCAGCGTCGCCATGATTCCCAGTCCGGTTTTCCCGATTACGCCCAGAGTGTTTGCTACCGTGCTGCCCAGTGACTTGGTTCCCGTCAATGCGTTTGCCAGATCACCGGTCAGCCCCTTCGTCTGCTTTATTGCAGTTACAAGGGATGGGTCCACCTTGCCCATGATGCGGATGCTGAGGTCTAGTGCTCCATTTCCCGCCATACGTCTGCCACCTCGTTACACAGATCCACCAGCTCCCGCCGGGGCAGGTGCAGCAGATCCGTCATGTTGGAATGCGTGGCAATGGATAGCTGGATAGCCGCTTTCCGAAGTCCTTTTGCCCCGCCTTTTACTCGAAAAAATCAGAGTTTACAGCATCACGCAGCTTAACCGCCTCGCACAGCGGCAGACCAGCAAAGAAGTCCACCGGATAGCCGGTGCCCATGCTGGCAATGATACAGCAGTACAGGTAATTGCGGTGAGTATTCACCGGTGCAAATCCGCCCGCAGCCATACGGTTTTCTGCCATGGATTCGCTCATAGTGTTCAGTTCGCCCACGCCGGACAGGTCGATGCCGTCAAAGGTCTTGCCCTTCAGTTCCGCCTTTTCGCTGCCCTCGTAGGTGTAGGGGGCTGCAAACTTCAGGGTGTGAGATTCCAGCTGCTTTTTCACTTCATCGGCGTTCTCGCTGTTATCCATGCCCTTGACGACCGCCGCCTGCACTTTTTTGATTTTGCCGCGGGGCATGAGCTTGAAGAACTCCACAGGCTTGCCAGTGGCCTTAACGGCCATTTCCTGTGCAAAAGAAGTGGTCATTTCCATCACGGACATGGCCGCCAGTTCGTTGCCGATGTTTTTCTGAATGTCGATCAAGTCCTGCACGGTCATCTTCTCCATACCGGACAGATCCAGGCTGTCGTACTCCTTGCCCTCGAACTTATAAGGTTTATCAAACTTCACGATATTGTCCATTGCTGTTTCCTTTCCAAAAGACAATCAGCCGCCCCACGCCGGGACGGCTGACTTCTTCATGTATCGGGTTTAGATAAGAGCGTTGATCTCGGCACGCATATCCTCGCCATCAACATAGTAGCGGCCTGCAAACTTGTCGATGTCGATAACGGTAGTACCGTCAACCTCCATCAGGTAACGGGTAACTTCCAGCGTGGTGGTGCTTCCCATGGTGTCAGCACGCTTCAGCTTGCCGGGATCCAGCTCCTTGGGACGACCACCCAGGACGACGCGCAGGCCCTTGTAGGTGTAGCCGCCGTTCTTGTTGTCGTTCTGCATAGCAGCACGCAGGGTGATCTGGATGTTCTTGTTGGGGTTCATCATCTTGGTGGCGTAGCTGTACATGGTGTTCCAGTTCAGCGTTGCCTCCATGGATTCAAACTGACCGGGCACGGGGGAATCGACTTCGCCCGCAATGCCCATGCCGGACACGGAGGTGGTCTTGTTCTTGATCTTGGGCAGGGTGATTTCATCCGCCAGACCAATGAGCAGGTCATCTTCCGTGTACGCATTGTAGTCATTGATGACCTGGGGAACCAGGTCACTGGAAATATTCAGAGCCATAGGTCATTCCTCCTGCTTACAGAGACAGAGCCGAGGTCAGCGCGCCGGCCTCATACTCCATGGTGTTGTTGATCTGCTTAAAAGGCGGGAACGGCGTGCAGAACTGATAGAAGGAGTAGTGGCCTGCAACCAGTTCAGCAGTCGTGTTGCGGTCGGGGTCTGCCTTCATGCTGTAGCTGGCGCATACCTCGGTAGAGACATAGACACTGCCCTTCATGTTCTCGCTGTCGATGATGGACTGAAGGCGCTTCTTGTTCATGGGCTTATCCAGCTTGCTCATGTTATCCAGAACAAAGCTGGTCCAGGAGTGGTTGAAGAAGCGGCGGACGCAAAGGAAAGCGTCCTTCGGGTCAGTGTTTTTCGGGTAGCAGCAGGTCTCATTGCCCCACACAACAAAGTCGCCGGAGCGGATGAAGGTCGCCACGCCCTGCTCATTCAGCACATTGCCCTGCTCCTGATCCATCAGGACTTCGGTGCCATCTTCCAGGCAGGCGGAGGAAATGGGTACGCTGACATTGGACGGGCTGGCATTGGGCGTATCGTTGTACAGGCTGTCGTTGTAGACTGCCGCAGCAGCGGCCAGAGAGCTACCGCTGTAGATGGTGCTGCCGATCTTGCCGTACAGCCACAGGGCATATGCTTCACGAGAAGTTGCGCCCTGCTTGACCTTCTGGTTTGCCACATCGGTGTACTTGCGTGCACCGGAAGCAGAACTGTCGATGTCAACGAAGCACACAGCATCGAAAACGCCGTTGATCTTGCGGCACTTGGCCTGAAGTGCAGCACACACCATAGGATCCTTGGAGAAGCGGGGTGCCAGCAGAATGCCGGGAACCATGCCCAGCTTGGGGAACACCTGCCTTACCACTTCCAGACCGGTTTCTGCACCGGTGGCCGCATTCACGCCGCCCACGATGTCAGCAGCGGTAATCTTGGTCGGATCCAGAATGGAACCGGAAACAGTCAGGGCCGTTGCCCCGTCGCCTTTGCTGCCGTTGACCAGGGCGATGCTCACAGTACCATCATCATTGAAGCTGGCAGTATAGTCCTCGTCCGCCGTGAGCACGGTCTGTTCCTTCTTCACCACCAGCTTTTTCAGCAGGATGCCGGTCTCGTCGATCTCCGCGATGCCATCATTCACCTGCACGGTCTTGTTAGACAGTTCGGTGATATGCTTTGCATTTGCAGGATCCAGGACGTTGACCACGACGATGGGGGAAATGCCCATCACCTGGAAGCTGGCGCTCACAGCCTCGCACAGGGTATACTTTGCGAAATCGCTGGAATAGCCCACTGCGGCGGCAGCTTCTTTGAAGGTGTTCACCAGCAGCGGCGTGTTTACCGCTGCTTCCGGGTCATCCAGCATATTAACGGGAGCCGTGCCCACAACGATCTGCAGGCCGGAGTTGACCGTTACCGGAGCGGTGACGCTGGTCGCCGCTTCGGTCTTATTAAAGCCATGCGAAATAGCCATTTGTCATATCCTCCTTACTTCATCAGGTCGGCGGCCTTCTTGTAGAGAATGTTCTCTCTGGTGCCGTCCTGTTCGATCTTCACGCGCATTTCTGCGAGTTTGTCCAGCGGAACGATCAGCGCCTTCAGGAACGGCACCTGCTCCACCTTCTCTTTCAGCTTTTCGGGCAGACCATCCACGAATACGGTGTACTGCGGGGCAATGCCCTTGACGGTCGGTCCGCAATATGCCACAGCGCCAGCAGCTTTCGCCGCAGGCTGCGCTTCCTTCACGACCTCAGTTTTCTTTTCGGTCTTTTCGATGCTCATATCAAAGCCTCCACTTCTTCGTTTTTCAGGGTGTTTGGCGTTTCGCAGATCAGGTTGACGATGCCCCAGTAGTAGAAGTCCATGTCATCATCCGAAAGTTCCCATTTGCGGGGGTATCCCACTTTGAAAGCCTCGCCAAAAACAGGCTTCCGCTTGAAGTGCTGCATGATGGCTTCGATGATGTTTCCCGTATCCTCATATCCCTGCCGGTCAGTTCCCCGGTCATAGCAGCAGATGATAAGCTGCAAAAGGACCAGTTGCGGATCCTTTTCGTTCACCACCTCGCCGCTCGTTCTTGATACGATAATGCACGGGAAGTTGGATTCATTTGTGTCCACATCGTCGTCATCATCGGTCGGGGACGGGATAAACTGTTTGAAGATTTTCAGCGACTTTTCGCTCTCCTGTCCCGTGAACTTCATGTCCCGGAACAGTTCCTTCAGCTCGTCAATCATGGCCTGCTGGCACATTTCGCTGGTATAGCCGGTGATTTTTTCAGCCATATCAGATCACACCCTTTCGTTTTGCATTGGCGATCAGTTGCCGGACGCGCCGTTCGGTGTTGTCCTGCAGCATCTGTTCTACGGTCTGTTCCTGCATCTCCCACACGGTATGGTGCATTGCGGAGCCGGAAGGACTGGACAGTGTTGCCAGCTTCTCGTTCGGCTTCCAGCGTTTCTTGCCGCTCTCCGTGTAGTCCTTATCCGCAGGTACTCCGAGTTGACGTTGTACCATGCCGATGTGCTTCGACTTGAACTGTACCAAGAAGCCCTTGCTCTTATCGCTGGTGCCGCCCAGAGCAATCATTGGGCTGCCTTTCAGGACGTGCGCCCGAAAAACGGGCGGCGCATTGCGGACAGACGGGCCCATGAAGGGCTTTGTGGGGCTGGTTCTGAAATAGCCTAGGTCTGCCCGGAATGCGCCGGGGTCGTTCTTCATAATAGCAAGGATAGCGGTAGGCCGCCGGTTGGTGGCCTTCTGGCGCTGACGCAGATCTTCGATCATGCGTCTACCGGCCGCGTTCAGGTCGTAGCGCTTCTTCACTTCGGTCAGCATCAACTTGCGCGTCTGCCGCGCCGTGGTGTTTACGGCTACCTTCAGCGCCGCCGGGGTTTTGTTTCCCAGTACGCCAAGAGCGCGGGTCACTTCCGCGTCATCAACGGAGACCGTCAGGCTGGAAGCGTCATAGTTGGTATGGAAGTATGCCAACTTACCTCACCCTTTCCAGTTCCATGCGATACATACCCGCTTTCAGAGAGCAGGATTTGATGCTGTAGATCCGTTTCTTGTCCAATGTGATCTGCTTGCCGCTCTTCGGCATCGGGCCGTAGTCCTTCTGCTTCACGAAAAGCAGCAGGTCAGCCTTGTACATACCCTGGTCAAAGGACTGCTTTGCTCCGCCTTCCCAGTGCGCCGGGCGTTCAAGTACGCCGGGGTGCTGCGTGATGCAGAGCATCAACTTATCATCTATGTACCGTTCTTCTGCAAACTCGTTTGGGTTGAAGATCACGTTCTGCACATCCTGCGCAACGTAGTCTTTGAACGTAGGAAACGGCTTCGGAGTGTCCGGTGTGCCGTAGTTCTGGTCAACATCCAGCATATCCGTGCTCCTTCCCGTATCAGCAGACGGTAGCAACCAGCCAGCTGTCCACCTTGTCGGGGATGGTCAGCGGACGGGTCTGCAGCTCAAGGATCATGCGGTCAGGACCATGCTTCACATAGGTGCGCAGCAGGCGGTTAGTCTGAGCGGTGATAGTGCGCTTGGTGTCGTCGATGTAGGAAGTCAGGCCGTAAGCACGCATGAAGTTCGGGTTGGAGGGCATCAGAGCGATCTTATTGTCATCCACCAGCCGCTTGGTAACGGGAGCAGAAGGATCGGTCCAGTCGTCCAGATAAACCTCACCGTAGGTGTAGATGTCCAGACTAGGCTTGCTCAGGTGGCCGATATAGCGCGCGCCGTTGGGCAGATCCTTGGGGTTGATGATGCCCAGTTCGATGCGGCGGTTGTCCAGCATATTCTGCACGTTGGTGTCGGCCAGAAAGTTGCGCAGAGCGGTCTTACCCATGACAACATGATCCACGTTGGCAAAGCCATTTTCCAGCACCTGATCCACCCAGTCCTCCAGGTCATCCAGAGGCTTAGCGGCAGATGCGCCCCATTTCTTCGTACCTTCCAGCTTCACCTTGTTGGTGAAACCGAAGTCGATCACCTTGTTCACGCCGGGGCCGACGACAGGAATCTGGCCGTCCATGATGGTGCGCACTGCCATCCACTCCTCGCGGCGGGTTGCAGCATCGTTCAGACGCTGGTAGTCCTCGATCAGCTGCTTGGCGGCGCGTTCTTCGGGGGTCATGCCGGAATACAGATCCTCGCCGGGCATACGCTCCAAAGCGTCGTTTGCGGTGGTGACAGTCAGAGGGTTAATCAGGGGCGGAGTAAAACTCTCGGTCTGGTAGCCCTCATTCTTGAGCACCTGACCGCCGACCAGAGGATGCACGAAGGAAGCCATGCGGCGGTCGCCCTTCACCACGTCGATGTCCACGCTCTTGGTGGCAAAGGTCTTGACGTTGGTGAAATAGTTGTCCAGGAAGAAAGTGCGTACCAGAGGAGTGGTGCGCACGACCTCGGCCAGATACCGAGGCTCATAGATACTGATTTCGTTAGCCATAGTTGTTGTTACCTCCTACTCACTTCAGGAAGATGCCCAGATTGCGCAGAGCAACTTCAACGTCTGCCGCTTTTACGCCCTCAGGCAGTGCCAGACCGTCGGCGAAAAACTCACCCGTCAGATAGACCGGCACTTCCTCGTCTGCTGCTGCGCTGTCTGCGGTGATGCCGTACAGCCCAGTAACGGACAACGGATTGCTGCCGTCCACCTTGGCGATGGGCTTCACCTTGCCATCAGCCAGCAGCACCGGTGCGTGTGCCTCAACTGCTGCGCTGGCTTTTTTGGTTGCCTTTGCGATACCGATGTCCGTGCCGGCAATAAAATGCTCCGGGGCAGTGGAATAGATCTTTCTTTCCAGATCCATGCTCATAACCTTGTCCTCCTTACTTCACGCCGTTCATCTTGCGGATTGCGTTCATCAGGCCCTTTTCCTGTGCTTTCTCCGGCTCCGGGTTTGCAGGCGGCGGATTGGTGATGTTGTTCGCGCCGGAAGTCTGGGCGTTGGCCTTCGCCTTGTCCAGATAGTCCTTGCTCTGCTTCTGCTGCTTTGCCTTCATGCTGGCAATGACAGCCTTTGCAAAGGATGCAGAATCAATGGGCTTCACAAACTTCGCCTCATTCGCTTCATCCTCTGCGCCGGGCAGGGTGGCGTTCTCGATCTCCTGAATGCGGGTGCGCTCGGCATTGATAGCCTCGGTCTCGATCTTGGCTACCATATCCGGGCACGCCTTGCGGAGATCATTCACGGTCTTGATGTCCTTAATGTCCATGTGTGTTACCTCCCCATGGGTTTTGTTCCCCGGCTGATCCGCCGGGGGTGTATTTTCAGTCTGGGCCGCGGTCTTATCCACTACCCGGCTTCTGACAAAGTTCGGTGCCTTGTTGAACGGGGTGTTCATGCTGATGCTGTTGACGAACAGGATGCCGTTGCGGTTCTCCACAACAGAATCGTCCGCTTCGTCGTCCACCTCGTCCACAAAGCCTTTCTCCTTGGCTTCCGTTGCCGTCCACCAGTTCGTTTCATCCATCCACTTGGCGCATTCGTCCTCGGTCTTGCCGGACTTCTTGGCGTACAGAGTGACGATGCTGCTGCGGATGGTTTCCAGCGCCTTCAGGCAGTTGTTGAGATCTTCTGCGGTCAGGTAATCGCAGACGCCCATGCTGACCGGATGCACCATGTAGCTGCCGTCTGCCGCTGCCACTACCTTGTCTGCATGGCAGGCAACAATGGTTGCTGCGCTGGCGCACAGGCCGTCGATGTGGGCGGTCACGGTGGCTGCATTGCGTTCCAGCATATTGCCGATTGCCTGCGCCGCAAACACATCACCACCGCCGGAGTTGATGTACACAGTGATCTCCTTCACGTCGCCCAGGGCGGCGAGGTCATCCGCAAACCGTTTCGGGGTCGCGGCGTCCTCCCACCAGCTGCGCTCGGAAATATCGCCGTAAAGCAGCAGTTCCGCTTTCTGGTCATCACCGGCCAGATTGCGGAACTGCCAGAACTTATCATTCGTCATCTTTTGGTTCGTCTGGGAATTGGGTTTGCTCATTTAGACCAACCTCCTTCATTTTTTCCATTTCGCTTTTGCGCTGCCTCATGTTTGCCCGCCAGTTCCCGCCGGTCATCTGGGCAGTTTCCTGCTCATTGGTGCTGATGCCCTGCCGAACACGCAGAATCGCCGCCTCAATCTCTTTCTTGGCGTCCAGATTGGTGCGCGCCGGACCATTCCATGTGCAGCCCATGTAGGCTTTCGCCACAGCCGGGTCATCAAAGAAGCCAGGTGCATTGATGCGTCCACGGGCTACCGCTTCGGCAAACCATTTCTCGTAGGCTGGCTGGCAGAAGTCTGCTGCAAAGCTATCCCGCAGCACGCCGCAGGTGCGCCAGAACTCGTTCAGTGCGCCGCGGCTTGCGGAATAGTTGGAGCTGAATTTCTTATAGAGCACCTCACTTGGGATCTCTACGCCGGTTGCCACCTGATTGGACATGGCTGTCATGAAGCCGTCATAGGTTGTGGTCGGGTGCTTCGGGTCGAATACGCTCGTATCCTCTCCCGGTGCAAGGTCGAACACAGCGCTCGGCGCAAGGTCGATGCCCAGTTCATCGGGCGGGGTGTTCGGGTCCTCCGCCTTATCCGCCGGTTCCTCGCCGAACGGTGCTTGGCTGGTCGGGTTTTCATGCTTGATAAACAGCGTGATGGACGATGCCACGATGGCCGCCGCCAGCTCCGCTTCCGTGTATCTGCCCATCTGTTTCAGCGTGGGCAGCACCGGAGCCAGCAGAGGAACGCCGCGCCGCTGCCCGGCGCGTTCCCTCTGGGTGACGCACAGGATGTTCGGCTCTCCCGTTTCCGGGTCGCGGGCTTCCACCCGCGTCCATGTCAGCGGCACCGTGCTGTCGTATGCCAGCGGATGCCGACTTGCTATCCAGTACGCCACCACCGCGCCGTCCCGGTTCGTTTCCACGCCCTGCACGATCTGGAACACATCATGCCCGTCTATCTTGCAGGGTGCCATTATGTCCGTCCGGTCAGGGCTGCAAATCAGGTCTGCTTCGATCAGGCGCAGCCGCAGAGCATACGGCCAGTGCGGATGTTCGCTGAACTGTACCGCCGCAAACGCATCGCCGTTCATCAGGAAGCTGGTGAATGCCAGCGTCTGCAACCGCCAGAAGTTATCCATGCCAGCAGCATCGCAAAGGGTGCTGTCCGCCCAAAGTTCAAATTCGCGGGAGATCTGCGCCTGCAATCTGTCCGCTTGTTCCTCGTTCAAATGCAGATAGTCCGCATCCACCTGCGGGGTCGGCACAAGGCCGCTGCCCACCACATTGGTGCGCAGGGTCTTGATGGCACCCGTTGCCAGAGGGATACCCATGTAAGCGTCTCGGCTCCGCTTGCGCAGTGTTTCCAGATTGTCCTCGATGTCCTCTTTTGCGCTTCCGCCGCCAACGTGCCAGCTCCGCATAGAGCGGGATGTGTGGGACGCGCCATAGTTCCCGTAACCGGTGCCGTTGTTTATGATAGACAGCGCCGTGCGGGCCATAGCGCGGCGATACCCCTTTTCGGGGGAGATTGCCGCAATGGCCTTATCAAGGAAATTCGCCATGTGCTCCACCGTCCTTACACATCATGCGGAGAGAAGTGGTAGATCCGGTTTCTGCCCCGGCCCCTTTCCTCCGCTTCCGCTTCAGCCACTTTCTTTTCCCAGAAAGCAATGCTTTCCCGGATCTGTTTCAGGCTGGCGCGGGTCAAGACCATCTGCTCGATCTGGTAGCTCTGCCCGGTCGATACGGCAGCCTCAGCTTCCAGCCACATATCAAGGTGCCGCTGGGCGGTCTCTTTTGAAATAACAGGCATTGGTTAGATACCTCCCGATCTCCTTCTGCGGTACTGGCGCTGCTGTGCAGGACGTTGTGCATCCTCACCGGGGATTTCCAGACCGGGCGGGTTGCTGATTTCCAACGCAGCCGTCGCGTAGTTCCGCACGTCAAATGCTTCGTTACGTTTCTGCGCCGGGTCCTTCAGCTCCCACCGTTCCACTTTGCGGCCAGACTTCCAGCGTGTGACCTTGTGTTCCGCAGTAAGCATCTTGAAATAATTTTCGTCATACCCCGCATCTTCTGCCGCCGGGAAGTGGCAGTAGTTCGGGCCTTTGATAAGCACTTTCAGCCGGGCAAGGACGTGGTTCTTGCCGGTGTCAACACCCAAGGTGAACAGTTCGCCCTTGACGCGGTTGTTCTGCGTGGGGTTGCGCAGGTATGGCACATCCATACCGCCGCGGCCCTTGATGGCCCAAATATGCCGTTCCTCCCGTTCTTTGCAGAACCGGATGACCTGATCCGGGAAGTGGCCGCCGCTGTCCATGCAGACAGACCGCAGGGACAGCTCTGTGCCGTCTTTCTTTTTCCAGGTGCGGGAAAGAAACTCGTCAAGGTCTGCCCACACCTGACCGCGTTTCAGGTCGCCGTAGATGCGTTGGTACCGGATGCCCCAGCTTTCTCTGCCGATACCCCAGCCCACCACTTCGGCCTCGAAGCGGTTGTCCTGAGTATCGACACCGGCTGTCAGGTACACCACGCCATCCGGAACTTCGGCCTCGTAGAACTCGCGGCGGTCCAGCAGGTTGTTTGCCTCCACTGCTTCGCCCGGTTCCTCCCACGGCAAGCCCAGGTCAGTGTTCACAAAGACCTGCATCTTCTCGTAGTCGCCGCGCTGTGCATCCAGGTCAGCAGCAATGAAGTCCTCCACGATCTTGTCCCACCCGCAGAGGGTGGAACCGATCTTGTTCATGTGGAAGCCTCGCACTGACCGTTCCGGGTGCTCTGCGTGCCACCTGCCTTGCACGCTGTTCTTCTTCCAGCGGTATTCATTGTCAAGACAGCCGCACTCAGCGCAGCGGTATTGCACGCCGCCCTCCGGCCACTTGTCTTTATCGAATACCATGTTGTCCCAAACAAAGGGCTGATAAAAGCCGCAGTTCGGGCAAGGCACCGTCCATTCCTCTTGGGTGGATGCGTTGAACTCGTCCAAAATGCGGCTGTTGTTTTTGTCGGTGGGGGTCGATACCAGCACCGTCTTGTAATCCCAGTAGGTCGTTTGACGCTGCTCGGCCAGCATGACCGGGTCGCCTTCTTTGCCGGCGCTGGCTTTGTAAGCGTCCACCTCGTCCGCCAGCAGCACCTTGATGGGGCGGCCGCGCAGATCGGTCGGGGCGTTTGCGCCAACGATGGTCAGTTGACCACCGGCGAAGTTCTTTTTCATAATCGTGTTGCCGGAGTAGCGGCTCTTGTTATCCACAAGGCCCCGAAGCACCGGAGTGTCCCGGATCATGGTAGCCAGACGGTCTTTGCTGAAGCTCTCGCCCAGGTTCACCGTAGGCTGCACGATCATGATAGGGGCCGGGTAGTAGCTCATGTAGTACCCGATGGTATTCAGGATCAGGCCGTCGGTCTTGCCGGACTGGGCGCACATCATGGCTACCACCTTGCGGATATGGACATCCCCGATGGCATCCATGATCTCCCGCTGGAAAGGTGCGTTGTCCGTATTCCAACGGCCTTGTGCTGCGGATGCTTCCGCCGACAAGCGGCGGTAGTTATCTGCCCACTGACTAAGGGTCAGGTTCGGGGGCGGCTTCAGCGCACCCAGTGCCCGGCTGAACATCTGTGCAGTCTGCGGTTCCAGGTGGATCATTGCCATTGTTGCCGCCGCCTTTCTTCACACAGCCGCCGAACGGGCAGAACTGCTGGATCTCATTCAGCCGGGTGCCCCAGACACAGCCCCGGCATTTATTCTTCCTGCTCATCTTCGGGTTCCTCCCCCGCTGGTGCTGCCAGCGCAATTTCGGGGTCACTCAATTCCACAAGTGCTTCCTGCACTGCTTTTTGCAGAATGTCGTGGGCTTCCGCCGGGTCGGTCAGCTGGGCCATAGTATTTGCATACTTTGTCGGGATGGTTTCCAGCCGGTTCTTGAAATTTGCAAAGATGGTTTTCAGGGCGCGTTCTACGTCCTCGGTGCGGTGCAGGTCGCCTTGGGCTTCCTCCATCCGCATTTTCTCGATCTTGCCGCGGGTTTCCTCCCGCTCGGCACGGGCAGCAACAAGACGGGCTTGATCGTCTTTGTTGCCGATCTTGAAGTTCAGGTATTGCCGGACGCAGACCTTCATGTCAAAGACACCGGGCCGGACTTCGGACAGCACGCCCTGATCCCGCAGGTTCCGCACCTGACGGTCAGTGATACCCAGCCATTCGCCAACGGCCTTACTCGTGTACAGCATCTTTGTCACCGTCCCCCGGTTCTCCGATCTCGCCGGTTGCCCGGATGCGTAGCAGTTCAATCCGCTGCTGTTCGGTTTCCAGGTGCAGCTTGTCCATTTCGTTTTTCTGCATCTGGGCCGCCGCAGACAGGATGCGGCCATGAATTTTGTTCAAGGCTTCCTGCAACTGCAAGATGCGCTGTGCCGGGGTCTCCTTCTGATACATACCGATCTGCTGGTTTGCGCCGTCCCGCTTCCGCTTGCCACGGCCACCGGGCACTCGCATATCCATAACACTGGATGTAATCATCTGGTCGGGCGGTAAAGCCTGATACTCTTTGATTTTGTCCAGAATGTACTTTTCCCGGAGCAGCAGCACGCCGATTTCGTGGGAAGTCAGCTCGGTGCTGTTCCGGGGCGCATTCTCTACGATCTGTTTTTCTTCCGGGGTGAGCTTGTCAAAGAAGATGGTCGCATAGGCTCCATCCTTCATTGCATTCTCATTCCCGACAGGTGCCCCGCCGCCGGGGTTGCCCACGGCGTTTTTGTTTCCCGGCTGTCCGCCGGGCTTCCGGGGTGCGGGCGGGTCCCACCCGTCCTTTGCCTTCCAGCGGCGGACCGTATCATATTTAAGATGGAGATCGTCCGCCAGCTGCCGAAGATTCACTTCTCCGTCTTTCTCCATCCGGGCAATGTACTCAGCGCGGGCGGCATCGCGCTCATCGCTTCGCCTTGCCATTTGGTTTTCCTCCAATAAAAAATGCCCCGTCTGGCAAATCATCCAGGCAGAGCATTCAGTTTCGCCGCCGGTCCTGCGGCATTTCTTCGGGTCGCTTACAACTTGTAAGCAACAGTGTATGAAAAAGGCCCCTCGGTTCGCCGCCGTGGGGCCTCTCTCCATAATTCCACTGTACTAAGTATAGCACCAAAACCGTCTTATAACGTCTTATCTTTTGCCGGTTGGGGCTTTCAAATGTAAACACTTTATGACATAGCCACCATTTTGCCAGCCCCGGCAAGATGGTCTATCCCGATTTTGTTGACCTCAACAAGATCACACCGGAATGATTTGTTGGCACCGGCAAAACGTGAGTTGCTTACAAATTGTAAGCGTCCACCATCCCGGTGACATTACCGCCATGTTCGCCCCAGACTTACATTTTTTGACCCGTACCCCCTTTTCGTGGGTCAAAAACGCGGAAGCCCTTCAAAAAATTATGCACCTAGAAATATTTTGGGGCTTCCGAACCCGCACCGCGCCCGCCGGCAGGGGGGCAGTACCTTTCCGGCGGCGAGGCCGGACGGGGCGACGGCAGGCCGGGCCGGCGCCGGG